CCAGAGGCCCTCAGGCACAAATGCGGTAAAGGCGGGAGGAACAGGCTTTAAATCCCGTAAAATCCCGCGCTTGTATTCAGGCCAAACAACAGCGTTCCCGCTGCCCTCCAGCATAAGGGTTTTCACAATCCAGTGGATAAAGTTGGAACGCGTCATGTTATTGTTCGGATTGATATCCACCTTTCGGCTTAACTTATTTTTTACCCGCACGTCCCCGTCGTCCGTGTTTTCCATCAGGTGAATCGTCATGCTTGCGATCAGCCTGGCAATTGTGTCCACAGCTGTACAGATTTCCGGGTTTTGCGCCAGACTGGTGTAGCCTAAGCACTCCAGGGTTTCCCATTTGTTCTGTGTTACCAGCGCGATACTGCGTTTCTGCGCGGGCTCAGCCCGGGGAGCCGGCCTGCTTCTTTTATTCTTTTTGCTCATGTCTCACCCCACCATTTTTTTGCTGCCCTGCTTCTGTCAAGGCTTTCTAGGTAACGAATACAGGCGAACACAGACGCGTCAAAAAGATCGATGCGGTGTTCCGGCTGTACTTTGTCGTATTGGATCATGTCGTCCGTCTTTTCGACGGCGGACACGTTTTCCACACAATATTCGAAGGCTTCTGAGTGCAAATAAAAAAGAGCGCCGTTCTTGGCGCTCTGCTCTATATGCCGAAATCCTTCGGATTTTTTGTAGTAATATTGAGGCTGGTCTATGATCTTGAAGCCCGCTTCCTTCATTCCGATGAAATATTCCCGGCAGAACTTGCGGTCATGGCCCACCTGCTTGATTTTAAATCCTTTCTTCCGCATGTCCACAAACCATTTCACCACATCGGAGTGGTTGACAGTAGGGGAGTTGCACATGGTAAGCCAGCCGTCGTCCTGCCAGCCAAACAGAGGAATATTATCCTGCTCGGCTTTTAAGTGAGCCGCGACAACAGGGAAGAAAGCATGAGTTATAATGATATCAACGCCCTTGTAATTTCCGAACAGCGCCGCTGCGGTCAGGTCATGCAGTTTGGAAAGATCGGCTCCTCCATACCAGTCAATCGGAAGCTTTGCCAGCTGTTCCAAGTTCCAGTTATAGGCCCGGTCACTCTTTCGAAACTCATCTATATTGAAATACGCCTTTAGGGCGTTGGTGTAAACATTTAAGCTTTTCGCAAAAAAATCCTTTCTTTGCTGAGGATCGTTCTGGGCTTGAAGGCTGTCATTCATGATTTCTTCAGGCCTGATCGAAACGCCGTAAGCCGGATTCGCCATCTCATGGACGGCGGGGTTTGTGTAATCAATATCACCGTTTTCATCAGGATTGGCACAGCACATAAAAATAAAGTATTGCTCATCTTTAACAGTGCCGTCTAATATTTTCCGGCAGTATTTTAGCCTTTGCCCAAGAAAAGCCTGCTCATTGTCTCCGGCAGTCGAAATGCCGATCAGCAGCTTATTGGTGTATGCCT